TGATAGAGTTGCTTCTTGTTCATCAGTAAAAGTTTTATGAGATACTGAAGAAGCTAACTCGACGTCATAGCCCATTTTTCTCAATTTGCTAGATACACTTCTTGTAGAAGTTTCTAGCTCTACTGCTGCTTCAGCAACAGTTGCTTGAGTAATAGGTGTAGCGTCCCCAACAAAGTTTACAAGATGTTGGGTTCTTTCATCTGTCCATTTAGGTAATGCCATTGGTTTCTCCAAATAATATTTTTAGGTTTGTTATTATTAATAAGCCCCTTTTTTGGGCTGCTTGTTGTTTTGCGGAATTTATTCCACTTTCGTTAACTAAAATGGTAACATCTTTTGTTAAACTACTTTTAACTAGATAGCCCTTTTTTTCTAAAAGTTTCTTTGCGGCTGCCTTTGTGCTGTAGCTTTTAAGTTTACCCGACATACATACGACTCCTTTAATGTTTTCTTTCTTTTTTATTTTAGTTTTCCAACTAAAAGGAAGTCTATCATATCCATCAGTATATTCTTCATAAAACCATTCTAGTAAATTAGCGCGAGCTTTCGGACCTAAACCTGCTGTTTCACATACTTCTTCATTTAATTCGTCTAAAGATTCAACCTGTTCGCAAATTTTCTGAGAAGCGGTATGTCCTATTAATTTTATAGAGAATGCAGGTAATAAATCTACTAAGTCAGCTAATTTACTAGCTTTGATTTCTCTAAAAAGCTTTACTGCTAATTTCTCGGAATTTAGTGCATCTATCGTAGTTTCAAGAGGCAACTGGTATAAATCAAAGATAGAGTCTATCTCTAATTTTTCTACTGTTCTGGGTCCGAGACCCTTAATTCTGAGAGTCTTTGCAAAGTGCTCAATTTTTTTATTACTCTTATCGAGACAGTTAAGATTTGTACAAAATAATTGATCATTTTCCCACTCCAAGATTGTGTCACATGAGGGACAATTTGTGGGCGGTAAAATTTTCTGCTTTAATTCTCTCATTTTTTATATATTACATATATTATACCAAAATTTCAACGCCATGTCAAGAACTATTTTTCGGGAAGTCCTGAAGAATGAGCGAATCAATTTTGAAACACTCTGTATAACCTCCAAACTTAATTTTTGGCACAAATTTTTCATGTTCATATTTTTCATGTAGTGATTGTTCTAGTTTCCACACATTGTAAAGAGTATCGTGATAAGTTCTTTGTATACGAATATCGTATCCTTTAAAACCTCGACTACGCTTTAAAATATGTCTCCAGTCCTTGCCTGAAGCTATTCCTACTTTTACACACTCCCTTTCATACGTCCTTTTATTTACTAGGATAACGCCGTAAAGGACTCCGTCTTTATCTTGTTCTTTTGGGTGATTATTAAAATAAGTTTGATTATATACTCCACTCATTCCCCTTTGCCTCTTATCCATCTTCCGTGGCAAGCACATTTAAATGGAGCAGCTAATTCAGTTTCTGTAGTTTCATAATCAAAAGTAATTTCTTCTCCCGCTCCTATAGTTCTAATTGCTATTAAAACAGGGTGAGGATTAGCTATAGTTACACTTGTTAAAGATCCTTGTATTCTAGTAAAAAGAGGTACATAATGTACTTCTTTATTTAGACTTTCTACTTGAAGTACTACTCTAGTATTAGGGTTACAATGATGATTTAGATAACCACCCATAGCGCTATCTAAGTGACGTTCTCCTATTTGTATAGAGTGTTTAGTAGGTTCAGAAATCCAGTTTCCTTTTAGTTTTAATACTAATTTTCCTACTCCAAAAGATTCTTCAGCAAAGACTCCTACTTCACCATTTTCTTTTCTTTTTACACTTAGGGGAACTTTCATATTTTTCCTACCAAATTATTTATAATACCTGTGAATAAAATAAAAGAAGCTATACTATTTAATACAAGTATGGCTCTATCATCCCAGTGAAATCCTACAAATACCCAACCTAAGCAACCAGCCAAAGATAAGCACATATCTGCTAACTGGTAATTTCCTAACCCTCTAATAACCATAGCTGATAATAAGATTATTGAAGCAATCCATTTAATATACCAATCCCATGTTTTAACGGGGGTTACTTTTTCAATTTTCATGTAATTCTCTGTCAGCTAAATTTTGTATTTCTTCACTTTCTTCGAACATATCTCTAAAAGTTTCTATATCTGGGGTGATAGTGGGGGTACAATACTCTAATACATATATTTTATATGCTCTCATTAATTGTTCTTCTGTGTATAATACTAATTTACTCATATACCCTTCTAATTATTTTAGGTATAATTTCACCACTTCGTATTACTTCTACTTTACAACCTATTTCTAAATTTAATGCTTCAATATAAGCTATATTATGTAAGGTTGCTTTACTAACAATAGCGCCATCAATATCTACAGGAGCTAGAATACCTACTGGAGCAACTACTCCTGACTTACCTACATTCCAAATTACATCTACAAGTGTTGTTGTAACGCCTTTCTGAACTCTTTTTAAAGCATAAGCTCCTCTTGGGTGATGAGAAGTATAACCGTATTCTTTAAATTCTTTTTGATTATCTATACGACATACCATTCCATCTGTTGGATATTCATGCCATTCTTGATCTATGATAGTAGTAAAACCTGCACATTCCTTTAATTGATTTAATTCACTATAGTAACTCTTTAAATACGTAGGCTCTACACCGTAGGCTATAAATTCTAGTTCTCGCATTATAAATTCACCATAATCTTTCAACTGTAATGCGCCTGCAGCATAATTTCTAGCATTTTTTATTCTTGAAGGAGCTACTACTTCCCCTGTTATCTGCATCATAGGATTAACACTATGTCCTTCACACCACCTAAAATTATCAAAAGATGTATCAATATCCTTAATAATATTAGGAACTAGATGTTTCATATTTTTAGTAATATCTATTCCTGTTTTTCCATCACCTCTTGTTAAGGCTCTGTGTAATTTTCCGTTTACATACAACAAAGAGACTGCCGCACCGTCAAGTTTGGGAGTCCATGTTACTGTTCCTTTATAATTTTTTAGGGGATTTTTCTTTGAATGTTCGTGTTCAAACACTTTCTGAAGGGAGTACATGCGGAATGCATGAGGGATTCTACCTGTAGTTGTGCCTACTTCTTCATAACCAGAAACTCTTGCTAATTCGTCAAACTCTTCATCTGATATAAAAGGTTCTCCTTTATAGTAGGCTTCTGATGCTTTTCTTAAATATTCTTTTATATTTTCCATTATAATATTATAACAAAAATTAAGGGCTATGTCAAGTAATAAATTTAGTTAAGGTAAATTTTATCTAAAATATCTTTGAAGTGAGTTTCTAGGATCTCTTTTGCTTCGGCTAATGATATAATTTCAACTAAGCCTTCAAACAATGATCTAGAGTTTTCAAAATTTAATACCATATGAACTCCTTTATCTGAAGGTTTAAAATCTCCTTCAAAATCTAAGTAATACTTTCTAATATGTAAGTATTCTACTCCTCGAAATTCATTAATTGTTAATTTAATTTGTTCAGCACCCTCTTTAGATTGACTGATAACTTTTTGATACACCTCAGGTGCTTCATCTACTTTCACTTTTTGTTCCTCAAAATTGATTGTAGAGGAGCAATATGTGTTACATTCGCAGGTCTTAAAAGTCTATATGAATCTGTATCCCAGCAAAAGAGTAAAACTGTATCATCGGATTCTTTAGCTCTATTCTTTTTACTTTGGATATATTTATTATCAAAATTTAAGGTACATACATTGTATTTTAACTTTTTAGAGTTTGTACTCCTATAAGTTATTATAGCATCTTCATACTCAGTTACAACGTCCTTGAATTTCCATTTTTCCACTAAGATTCTCCACTACTATCAAGAAAACTCTTTCTGTTAGTAATGGTAAAATCTAATTCATTGTGGTAATGATGTTCGTGAAATAAACTGCAGCTTTTCCAGTTAATCTATCTATAATACCTTGATCAATTTCTTGACCAGCATCTTGTATAGCATCTGATAATGCACTCTGTGCATCAGCTTTACTAACTCGACTGCCGCCCGTAGAATTGCTACTAGAACTCGTTGGTGCTTTTTTCACATATACACCTGCTCTTGTCAAAATCATTCTGACTCCGTTAGGGCTTTCACCCAAACTGTCAGCAACGTCTTTAACAATTTCCATACTTGTTTCTGGAGTTGGTTCTAATTCTGTATAAAGATCAACTGCTTGTGCTTTCTTGTTGTCGTCCCAAGCCATTCTTCTTCTCCTATTTTTGCCACGATAGCCGGGACACGTCCCTATCCTATCGAGCATTTCGTTATAAAATCTGTCGCCCATAATCTTTCCAATTATTATATCTATAATAACAGATTTTAAGGGCGATGTCAAGAACTATTTTTTAAATTCTTAATCGTCGTTTCTTTTCATTATGGACTCTGTATATCCATATACCCACCTTTTTCTATAGTCATCTGATAAAGCAAGAGGTAATCCCACCACAGGTAGTAAAAAGTTTATTAATACAGCATACAATATAAAGTGTAAAACTGTGTAATTAACCATAGGGTTATCGGGTTGTTTTTCTTTTATAATCTGAACAATAAATCTCCATGTTCTGATTAATGTTAGATACCATGTTGATACCCAAAAAGCAGCAAGATACTGCCACCATACTAGATTTTCTATTAAACTCATAAAACTCTCTCATATCCTTTTGCCCTTTTATTAAATTTTTTTATTTTTTCTGTTCAAGTTCATGTAGTAATATTACTGCATAGTGTATAATCTTAAACAAATCTTCCTCTCTTTTTTCCCCACTACCTTTCTTCCCAAAGCGTTGTGCATATTTTATTATATTACCTAAACAAAAGCCTTCACCTAAACCACAAGCATTTATAAATTCTGTAGCTTGTATACTACTCTTTGCATAGTGTCTATTATAGGTGGAACCTATATAGTCCCCTACTTTAGCTAGTATTTGTTTTTCGTTGAATTTTCTCGTCATTGGTTTTTTAAGTGGTGGATTGTAATTATCAATCATCTCCATTTAATTTCTCCCTAACTATATCCATTCCAATCTTTTTAATGTATCCCAAAGAACGTAGACGAAACAAATCCAAAAGCCTCGTCTATAAAAGTCGGCTTTATCTTTTTTATTCCATTTATTATCATTCATTAAAAATATGGGTGGGGTGTCGTTCTTTGTATTTCATTACTAAAAAATCATAATTTTTTGTAAAATAAACTTCAAAGTTTTCGTAGGGTACTTCACCTAATCCACTTCTTTCTTCCATATTTTCATAATATAACATTCTGCAATAGTTAATAAATGGTGTATTTTCAAATTTTGTTTTCATTTTTATACTAAAAGGAGACCAAACTTAGTGTAGTGGATAGACAAACATCATTTTTAAAAATATGTAATTGTCGATTTTGTATCCTACTTATTAAGTTTAGTCCCCAAATTTGTTAAGATATTCCTACAGAAGTTAAGTAATTTAACATAGATTTAACGGTGTGCATTTCTTCAATTTCATTATCAGGTATTTCGATCCCAAATTCATCTTCAATATTTAAGATTAACTCGACCGTGTCTAAAGAATCTGCACCTAAATCCTTCATAAAATTCGAATCTAATGAAATTTCATCTTCTCCAAGGTCTAATTGTGTTGCTGTTAAGCTAATAATTCTAGATTGTA